AGGGCTTCCGTTTCTAACACAAACCTTGCCTAATATAGGCAAGGCATTAGACTCTTTTCACGCAACAAACATGTGGAAAGCTCCTCCGGGATTCAACACCTCGGAGGATGGCCTGCCCATAATTCTCGGGTTAGCAGTCTCTAGTGCAAGAAGCGGAGATCCTCTAGCCGTAGATTGCGTGCGTCAATTAACGCTCGTCTTCTATAAACTGGAGGTTGATTATGAGGAATCAGTGGAAGAACAATTCATCGAAGCCTTTAAGGCGACCGATGAAAGTCTCCCATCCGTGGGTGAAATATCTACCATACCAATGGGTAGAAATCTCATCGATCGCATGCGATTGTATATTAGTAGGGTTTTGTGTAATGCAAACCCTTATAGTATACGTCCATGTCACGGAAGCGGTGCAACCGCTTGCAAGACTCATAATAGCGATAAATGGCGCAAAATGGACTATTATGCCCAGCTTGACGACGTTTATCCCTATTCGGATCACTTTTATTTCTCGCCAACCCACCTTAGTGATGAGATGGGTAGGCTTGAGGAAAGTGCAACGAAATCAACTCCTCGGGCACGTGTTTGTCTCGTGCCTAAGGATTCTCGTGGTCCTCGTATTATCTCGTGTGAGCCCAGTGAATTAATGTTTATTCAACAGGGCGTCATGATGAATTTGTACGAGACCATTGAGACTCATCCTCTCACCTCTGGGTTCGTAAATTTTACGGACCAAATGATCAATAGGAACCTTGCCTGTGAAGGCTCCCTTAACGGGAAATGGGCTACTATTGATTTATCAGAGGCGTCAGATAGAGTTTCACTTGACTTGGTTAAGGCGGTTTTCCCGCTTAATTGGGTCGAGTGTCTGTTGGCCTGTCGGTCGACAGAAACAGAGCTCCCTGATGGAGAGGTTGTTAAGCTTAACAAGTTTGCCCCTATGGGTAGTTCTTGTTGCTTTCCAGTTGAAGCACTCGTCTTTTGGGCGTGTGCGATGGCTAGCATAGAGGAAGCTTGCTCACATCCGACTAATCCTCTTTTGGATTGGCTAGATGCAGAGGGGCTCACCTCGAACAAATACGTTGGCGATGACTATATCCGCACCTTAAATAAGCGCGCTATTGATCATCGTTTTCCGGTATTTGTATACGGTGATGATATCATTGTACCCTCTACTTTTGCTGAGGCTATAATGAACGGACTTGAAACCGTTGGCTTAGTTGTCAACGTTGACAAGTCTTATCTTCAAGGTCCGTTTCGGGAATCCTGCGGTGGTGACTTCTACAGAGGTGTAGATGTTACTCCCGTAAGAGTCCGACACTTCCTTGAATATTCAGTAACCTCCGTCGTGAC